GGTCTTTCGTCGCCAAGAATTGTATATTTTTCAAAGAATGATAAATTTCCAAAAATGTCTTCTCTCAGTTTTCCTCTCTTAAAGAAATTTTTTACACTAATATAATCAGATATATTTTGTTTTTCTCTGCCTCTTGAAACATATGCAAAATTGGGGACTTGTCTAAAATAAGATGCCATTTTTAGTAACCTATCGATGTATCGTTATCTGAATCATAATCGTCATCATAGATTGGATCAAGTTCACTGAATGTTAGTGAAAGATCGTATTGAACCATTGCACCATCTTCATACGTCGCATAATTTCCAGCAGGAGTATAATTAACATTGCATGATGTAAGCGCACATTCTTTAATTTTATTCAACCATGGATGATCTTTATCTTTTCCGTCTTGCCCATAAATGTAAGAAATTCCAAATGTGTTTGGAGACTTTAAATATAAAGAACTCTTTGCTCTCTTTACGGACATTCCTTGTTTAAAGAATCTAATAATTTCTCTGATTGCCGCCGCCTCTAGTTTCTCTCTTGCAGACATTGAGAATGTAAAACTAAATGATCTGAGTGAAGGACCATCGAAGAGTAGTTCTAAGTTTGGATTGACGATTGCTCCAGTTAATCTTGTAAAAAGGTTTTTATTTGTCCCAACGGCGGCTGATGCTAGACTAGTCGTTAATAATGTTTTTGCTGCTTGTGGATCTGATGTTAATGGTCCAGTAACTGCCGCAGCAGCAGCTTCCGTATTGCCTCCCATTAATGATAAAGATACTCTTGTTCCAGTTTCTGCAAGTGCATTGAGTTTATCTTCTCCCCAATTTACATTATTTGAATCTGTGATGGATGGTTGAATTGGTAGAGATACTGATCCTAAAATCTTTCTAGTATCACCGCCAATTCTTTCACCTAATTCATCCCCTGCTGCTGTCGTTGAAACTTTCTTAGGAGAGTATCGATACATTGAAAATTTAATATAATCCTGTTTGGGATCTTTACTGATTGGATACGTTAAATTTTGTTTATACTTTTCTCTAACTCCACCATCTTGAATATCATCTCCCTTTAAAACTTCATCTTGTGTTAATGGTTTTGTTTGCCCCTGTGGAGATCCGGTTGCTCCATCAGATGGATTAGTTTGTGCGTTAGATTGAATTACTTTTTGAGCTTGATCTGGTCTTACACCAGCAGCAGTTAAAGTTTTTGTTGTATTTGCTGCTACATTTTTATTCAAATTTCCATTTGTTGATACTAATGATTTTTCAGCATCAGCACCTAAGATTTGCTTTCCGTTAGAGTCTTTTAAAAGTTCCCATTTTTTACCATCATTTGTTCTAGCTGCTGGTTTCCAACTTCCTTGACCTGTTCCATAAGTAAGTTCACTTGTTGTATCTGAAACCCAAGTATATAATGTTGTTGTTCCACCAGAAACTTCTGTTCCTCCACTAGCCTGTCTTATTGCAGTGGAAGTTCTGACAAATAGATTAGTATTTCTTGGTCCGACAGCAGTTCCATATTCTTTGCTGCAAATTTGCCCCTGTGGGCACTGGAAATTTCCCGCCATTAGACTACCTCCTCAATCAAAAGAAGATTCATCATCTCAATTTTTTGTAGAGTATGAGACATTTATGAAGAGATTTTTATTTATTTAGACGGAATTTTGCATATGGTATCGCAAGTAACTCATCAAGTTCATTAAATTTGATAGTATGAAGTTTACCCGCAACTTCATTCCAAGTATATTGTCTCCCTTGCTGCCAGTGAAAGTTGATTGCTTTAAATCCCCATCGTTCTAATGAAGTGCAGGCAATCAGTGGGTGTTGATCATACTCAATACCTGGTGTTTTGGGATTGTAAATGAAGGTATAAAACTTTCCTGGTTCTGGATATAATACTTCTTCTGTAAACAATTCTGTGATGATGAGCATCAAATCTTCTGGATCATTCGTTCCAGATTCTAAAATTCTTTTTTTGAGTTCTCTAACTCGTGCTGTTGTGCTAGTATCTACATATTGACCGAAACCTTCTGCCATTATTTGATACCTAATTCTTCTTCGGTAATGACTTTAAATTCTAACATTCTATCAGCACACCATTCTTTTGCAGCTTTCCACTTTGCTTGATTGACTGCATATGTTTTACATTCATGTAGATAAGATTTAGTTGCTCTCGATTTTTGTTTGGGTGGAATAGTCTGTTTTTTTGGTTTTACTTCAATTACATAAGTCTTGATATTTCCAGATTGTTCCTTAACTTTGATCAAATAATCTGGAAAATAACGATGAATTCTGTTATCTACTGGTGAAATATAACCTATTGAAAATTCCTCAGATGCCCAAGAAACTATACTTGAATTATGGTCACACCAATAGCAAAATTTTCTTTCCCAACTACTTCTGCAAATGATATTATTAGCATTTCCTTGATACTTTTCTGGATAAGAAGGCTTATAAATGCTTTTAATACTTTCTGCCATTATCCCTACTACATAATATATAAAGGTCAAAAAGTATTTATAAATGACTCAACCAAGACCAGCTGCGCCAAAAATAAGAACTATCAATGATATAAAAGGTAGTTTACTGCATCCAGCCCTTACGTCTCATTTTGAATGCTTTTTCAATATTCCAAATACCTTTTTGTCTGATAGACAAGGAAAAGTAAAAGATTTTATTCAAAAATCTGTTCCAGTAAATACAGAACTTTTAATATTATCCTGCTCTGAGGCATCTCTTCCTGGATCAAATCTCGCTACCGTTGAATTAAATAATGATTTCACTGGTGTTACTCAAAGACATGCATATAGAAGATTATATGACGATAGAGCAGATTTTACATTTTATGTGGATACAAGTTATAATCAAATACTAGTATTTGAAAGATGGATGCAATTTATAACAGGGGAGCAAATATCTGAGTCTGCTCGATTGACGAATCATTATAGAATGATGTATCCAAAAACTTATAAAACAACCATTTATATAACAAAATTTGAAAGAACTGCAAGATCAAAAACAGGAAAGGATAGACAAAATGAAACAAATGGTTCCTATCAGGGATCAAGCATTTATTACAGTTTTTTTAATGCCTTTCCAACATCAATAACATCAATGCCAGTCTCTTACGATACATCTTCGCTTTTAAAATGTACTGTATCGTTTACATATGACAGATATGTTGTTGACAGTAAACCACTTACAGGACAAGAAAGAGAGCCCTCACAAACTCCTGCTATTGGTGTTGCAAATCCAAGTGATGTTGCATATGCTAATGGAAAAGCACTTACCAATGCATTTTCTGGAGTTTCACCAATTTCTGGAAACTTTTTTAACAATATTTCTCCAAACCAATTTAATCTTTCTCCTGGGTCTTTAACTGAAAGTGGAGAAGGTGGAGAAATTATAAATGCTATCACTGCAAATAATAGACAAGTTGAGGCAGGTTTGCCTTATGTTGGAAGAAATCGTGGACCAATCTCACGATTTTCTGGTATCTAATAAATAAAGTAACTGAATTGTATAGGAGATTATGCCTTTACCAAAAATTGCTACGCCAACTTATGAGTTGGAATTGCCTTCAACTGGAGAAACAGTAAAATATAGACCTTTCCTTGTCAAAGAAGAAAAACTTCTTGTTATTGCATTGGAATCTGAGGATACAAAACAGATTACTACTGCAATTAAAACAGTTATTAAAAACTGTATTGAGACAAAAGGAATTAAAGTAGAATCTCTACCAACTTTTGATATCGAGTATTTGTTTTTGAATATTCGTGGCAAGTCTGTTGGTGAAGATATTGAAGTAAATATTATCTGCCCAGATGATGGTGAAACAGCAGTTCCCATCAAGATCAACGTAGATGATATTAATGTCCAAAGAAATGATGATCATACTGATAAGATTAAACTGGATGATAGTTTAATGATGCAAATGAAGTATCCATCTTTGGATCAATTTATTAAGAGTAACTTTGATTTCTCAAATGACAATGCGATGGAACAGTCATTTGAACTTGTTGCATCTTGTGTTGATAAAATCTTTAATGAAGAAGAGGCTTGGTCTGCATCGGATGTAACCAAAAAAGAACTCATGGAGTTCTTGGATCAAATGAACACAACACAATTCAAACAGATTGAGAAGTTCTTTGAAACTATGCCAAAACTTTCTCATACTGTAAAGGTTAAAAATCCAAAAACAGAAGTTGAAAGTGAAGTTGTTCTTGAAGGGTTATCAAGTTTTTTCGCATAGGGATGGTCCATATGGACCTCCAAAACTACTTCCGTCTTAATTTTTCGTTGATGCAGTACCATAAATATTCATTGACGGAAATTGAAAATATGATACCTTGGGAAAGAGACGTATACGTTGAACTTCTCAAGCAACATATAGAAGAAGAAGAGTTCAAGCAGAATCAACAAACTAATGGCTGGTAATTTTAATTTACCCACAGAGAATATTGATGAGGTAATTTTAAGATTACTAGCCTTAGAGCCTAATGAAATTGAAGAACTTGATTATGAAACTTATAAAAGTAATCTAAGAGAACTTTTAGCAGAAATTACTACTGGATCAAGAAAGATTGATGGTAGTGAGGTAGAAGGAATAAAAGCGGAGTTTAAAAGAGTTAGAGGGAAAAAAGGTAGATTTAAAATTAAAAAAACCAAGATCAGTGCTACTGGATTGGGTCTTGGTGGAATTAGAAAGCAAGTAAGAGGAACTCAAAAGAGACTAATGCTTGCTCCTTCCGGAGGTGTTGGGGCAGGGCAAAAAGATAAAATTGATGCGATCTCACAAGATAAAGTAGGAGAAGAAAATCCTCTGCTCACAATCAGCAAAACTCTTGATTCTATTTTAAACACTCTGATTGGAATAAACAAACAAAACCAAAAAGAGAATGAAAAAAGAAGAAGAGGTGATGAGCAGAAAAAAAGAGCGGAAAGAGAAACTGGTTTAGAATCAAAAACTTTCGATGGTCTTAAAAAAGCAGTTGCTGCTGTAACTAAACCATTCCAATCGATCTTTGATAAGATCATGAACTTCATTTTCTTCACGCTACTTGGTAGAGTAGTAGTGAAGTTGTTTGATTGGTTTAGTAATAAAGAAAACCAGAAGAAGATACAAAGTTTAATAAGATTTTTCAAGGATCATTGGCCAACAATTTTAGCATTATATTTAAGGTTTGGAACTGGTCTTGGTAGATTTGTCGGAGGATTATCCAGACTTTTAATCAAAGGTTCTTTAAAACTCATTCAAATTACTGCAAGTATTGCAGCAAAAATGGGTCTTAAAAAAGCAGGAAAACTAGCAAGTTTTCTTGGTGGTAGAGGAGGAAGACTGCTTGGTGCTGGATTAGCAGTTGGTGCAGATGTTGCTATAACAGCAGGAGCATCAGGTACTATTGAGGGTCTTGCAGGCGGTGATTTTAAAGTTCCTGGATTCTTTGGCGGTGGTTGGGCAGGAGGAATTAAAAATTTCTTCGGTAATATGTTTAGCGGTCTTGTAAAAGGACCAAAAGGAAGAGATAAAGTTCCTGCGATGTTAACGGACGGAGAGTTCGTGATGTCAAAAGGTGCCGTGCAAAAGTATGGTATTGATACTCTTGAATCAATGAATGCTGCTGGGGGTGGAACTAATATTCCACAGATTACTGATGGAGTTACTTATGCTCAGGGAGGAGGGTATATTGGATCTCAGGAGGAAAAGAAAGAGAAAATTAAAGATCCTATTTTAGAAAAAAGAGAAAGACTTGCAAAGTCTCAACTACAAGCACAAAAAGCTCTTGGGTCTGGTCAAGGAATAAAACTCAAAGGTGCTACTTCAGGACTCAATCTTGGGACTGGATATGCTGCAAAGTATAAAGGAAAAGATTCTATCGTAATCAAAGATGGTGGTAAAAATTTCTCTACAGGAATTGGTGATGCTACTATAAATCTTGGAGGCATCAAATATTTTGCGATGAGGAGAGGAAATGATGTAATCTATGTTCCTCAAGATTCAAGAGATAAGGGAACTGGTGGATTGTTCCAACCTGGTGGACTATTTGGTGGTCCAAAGAATTCTGCACGAATGGATTATGCCGCATCAAAAGGAAAATATTATTCATCATCTGATCAAAAGACATATGCAAATTATAATGATGCAGCTGCTGCAAGAAAATCAAGATTAACATCTCTTGCATCACAGCAAAGACTTGATAAGTTAAGTTCTGCTGGGGCAAATAGGTCTTCAAGAGGAGTTAGATTTGATGCTGAAAGTAAGGCAAGTGGGCAGGAAGTTAAAAATAGAGGCGGTATGTGGGGTCAGATTTCAAGAGGATGGATGAATGCTTTTGGGTCTGATAAAGATCGTCAAAATATTGCGGCACAAAATAGAGCATCTCAGGCAAGAGTAAAGCAAGCTGGTGCTGCTTCTATTGGTAGATATTATTCCTCTTCTGATGGCAAGTATTACAAAGATTACAATGCAGCAAAACTTGCCCAAGAACAAAGAAAAAAATCAGGTGTAAAACCTCTTCCAAAACCAAAACCAAAGTACAATCCTGCTGGTGGAGGAATGGGTGGTGGCAGAGGAAGTGGATCAAATCCATCAAGACCACAATCTGCTCCAAGCACATCACCAAGACACAGAGCTGGAACAAGACTTGCTCAAACAGCATCCGGAACTAAGAGATAATAATGGCAAACTTAATTCCTTTTGGTAAAGGCAGTTCTTCTATTATTAAACCATCAAAGCTTCTTTCAAGTTCTCTTGTAAAGAAAGATGATTCTGCAATTATTGCAAAACCAAACTCTGATGGGAAGATTTTATTTACAATTAAAAATAAAGTAATCAAAATTGATAAACTTTTAAAAAGTTCTTTACTGACAACTAAAAAAGATACTGAGAAAAAAAGAACTTTAACAGAACAAGAGAAGTTTAAGAATAGAGAAAAGGAATTAGAGAAACAAAAACCAGCAGCAATTAGGGGAATTAATGTACCAACTCCCCCAAAAT